CTGCCGCTAGAAACAACAATATTCCAATCATGACACCAGTGGGTAGTGATATGCTTTTTGAATGGATTAAGGAATATTATGACAAAGACGATAAGGCAGAGGTCGAAAAAGAGAAAAAGGCGGCTACAGCTCAAAAGAAATCTGCTGACAAAAAGAAAGCTGTTGAAAAGAAAAAAGCGGCTCGGAAAGAAGCTGTTTCAAAAAAGCAGGAGAAAAAACCTGTGGAAAAGAAAGAGGATACGAAAGCGGTAGGCTCTCCGAAAAAGCAAGACAAATTTGTAAATGGACAAATTTCCATGTTCGATTTGTTTGGTGTATAAGGAGGGCGGCATGATTAAGGCATATAAAGGATTTAATAAAGATCTGACATGCACGATGGGACATGGAAGGTTTCAGTACAAAGAAAACGAATGGATGGAGGAGCCAGAAGCGAACTGTGTGAGGAATGGTTTTCACTGTTGCTACAATCCGCTAGATTGTCTGTCATATTATCGGGATTTCAACAAATCTGCATATTATGTCGTCAATGCTGATGGGGATATACATGAGGACGGAAGTGATACGAAAATCGCATGCACCAGAATCAAATTAGTGAAAAAGCTGACAATGGAGGAATTTGTTGCACATGCTCTGATTTATATGTCGGATCATCCATACCTGAAAACAAATAGCATAGTGAAAAGCGAAAGCGCCTATGGTGAATCGCAGGATGGTTTTTGGATAGTAAGGGGAAAGAACCCTAGATGTATGGCACCGATTGGAACCATTGTTGGCATGGCGCAGGAGGCGATAGACAGTAAGGAAATTGTGGCAATGACAGTGTATAAGGTGGATGGGGGAAGATATCTACAGGATGTTGCCTATCTGGTAAATGGAGAGGAGGCGGTATCTTGAAAAGGAAACTGATTGAGAAAATACCATGGCAATCCACAGGGGAGAAAGAAAAAATGTTCGTTGTTGCAAAAGTACATAGCATTGGTGGTGAAGATGTACTCATTATTGATTTTGCTCTGGATAAGCCGATAGTTCGGATTGCACTATCGCACAATGATTTTGAAAACTATGTACCAGAAGAAAGTCCATGCACAAACGTTCCACGATGGGGAAGGAGGCAATATGACGATTTCCAGCATGGCAACGGATTCCATCTTCCTTACAATATGTATCGCAACTGGAGGACACTGGCGGACAGGGAAACGGCCGATACCATTCATCAGTTTGTGTACGGCGAGGATGATAGATTTCATACGGATTGGAATTGTGATATCGATTATCTGCAGCGTGAAATTTATTGTTACAAACAAGAGCAGGCAGAGATTCGCCGGCATGAACGACTTGAAAAGAAAATGGCTACGGTACCAGAACCGACTGAAGGATTTAAAAACTGGGCAATGACTTTTGTGGAAGAGCATGTAATGTATATGCTGCCATTCCACAAAAAGAAAATTACAAAGGCAACCTGTTCTGCCTGCCAGAGTGAGCATGAATATAATAAGGGCAAAATACAACCCAAACAAATAATAACCTGCCCGTCCTGTGGGACAGAATGTACAGTTAAGCGGGTGGATTATAAAAATTGCAATCCCATTCCTGGTTATCAATTCAGAAAAGAAGTCCTTTTGTTCCAAAAGATTGGTGAGGAATTCTGCGAAAGACATTTCTATGCAACACGATGGGTGGACTTTTCTGGAGAGAAAACTAGGCTGACGGAAATAGGGCGCATATTCTATCCGATTGGAAAGTACAATCCGAGCTGGAATGGAGATCTGACATGTGGCTTAAGAGGAAAAGGGCGCACGTACTTCAACAAATATAATCCATGGAGCGGCAAGGAGTTTTGGGATGATAAGAACCTTTCTGGAATGTCAAACATAATCCTTTGTCCTGGTCCGGTCTATCCAAGGACAATAAACAAGAAAATGTTCGAGGGTACAAGATATCAGTATTGTGCAATGGAGCTGATTAGAAACGAAAAAGATTTTACGCCAATAGGCTATTTGGAAAAATTCAACCAAATGCCACAGAAAATGGAAATGATGGTTAAGACTGGGTTGCTGCGAATGGCACTTGAAATTACCAAATATGAGTTCAAGGGATCCGGAAAACCATGGGAGCAGCTGGGGATAACAAAGAAACATATGAACCGACTTAGGGACATCAATGGCGGACACAGAGCTCTACTCTGGATGCGTTATGAAGAAGGAACTGGAAAAGCTGTGGATGATGAAACTATAAGGTATTTTGAGAGAGAAAAAATCGATCCTGATGATATTGCTTTTATTTCAGACAGGATGTCAGAGAGAAAAATAATGAATTACATCATCCGGCAACGTAAGCAGCGGAAATCAAAAACAGAAGATGTGCTGATTCTTTGGAGAGATTATTTGTCAATGGCAATGCGGATGAAAATGGATGTTCAGCAGGAACTTATATTTAAGCCGGGGGATGTAAAGAAGGCTCATGATGATTTGGTAAGACTATGCGGCGGCGCCGATGTAGCAAAGCGTGCCAGCGAGATTATTCAAAAGTTTCCAGATGTGGATGAAATCTTGCAGTCCATTAAAGACAAATATGAGTATATGGATGATCAATACGCTGTGGTCGTACCGGAAAAAATTGAGGGAATTATATACGAAGGTAGGAAACTAGGTCATTGTCTCGACAAAAGCGATATTTATTTTGATCGAATCCAGAGGAGAGAATCCTTCATTGTTTTTCTTCGTAAAGCGGAGGATATTGGAAAACCATATTACACATTGGAGATTGAGCCTGACGGAACAACAAGACAGAAGCGAACCACAGGAGATCGGCAGGACAAAGACTTCCAAGAGGCAGTGTCTTTTATCCGAAAGTGGCAAAGAGAGGTTAAAAAGCGTCTTAATAGAGCGGATAAGGAGCTTGCGGCACAGTCTGCACAGTTGAGGGTAAAAGAGTTCGAGGAGCTTCGGAAGAATCAGACAAAGGTGTGGCATGGAGCGTTGGCTGGGAAATTGCTTGTCGATGTTCTTGAAGCGGATTTGATGATAGCAAACGGATAGGAGGACTTATGGAAAAACATAAAATCAAGAATTTACTCCAGAAACTTAATGATGAAGATAGAAATACTCTCTGTTGTCTGCTGATTAAGGCAGGATATGCAGCCAGAATTGGTAAGGAACGGCCGGGCGGAAAAGGACAGACAATGTATTTCGTGGAATTTTGGGAGGAGGCTGCAGATGATTAAAAAGAGAAAGGTAAGAAAGCCGATAGCAAGGAAAATTACTTATTTGAAATTTGGATTTGTTATAACGGAGCACGAGAACCATTATTGTCCAAGGTGCAACCATGTTTTAAATGCCGGACCAAATTATCAACCGAAATACTGTGATCAATGCGGGCAGAAACTTTCATTTTCCGGAATCAGATGGAAAGAAGATGTGCAATTAGGTTATGCGAAAAGGGGTGAAGCTTATGAACCGGTCTAAAATCGAATGGTGCGACCATACATGGAATCCCATCACTGGATGTCGACATGAATGTCCGTATTGCTATGCAAGAACCATGACTGCCAGATTTGCAGGAGATGTGAGACTGAATAAAATGGCTAAGGCAGATTATCAGCTGGTAAATGCAGAAGACGGATCAGAGGAGGTCTACTATCTGGAAAAGCCTATGCTGAATGAAACAGGGAAAGCATTGGTATATCCGTTTGGATTTGAGCCTACATATCACAGATACCGTATGGATACGCTCGACAAGTTAAAAATGGGAAACAACATTTTTGTTGGGGCAATGGCAGATGTTTTCGGAGCATGGGTACCGGAAAGATGGATTATAGATATTTTTGACGTATGTGCGAAGCAGCCACAACACAATTATATGTTCCTAACAAAGAATCCAGAAAGATATCTGGATTTATATTCAGCAGGGAAGCTTCCAGGAACAGATAATCTATTTTATGGGGCAACCGTAACGCAAAGCATACAGTTAGAAAGAGCTACCAAAGCATTTACAGATTTGCCGGATAGGTTTCATACATTTTTTAGCATAGAACCTATTCTTGAGGATATAGCTGCAAAAGAAATCTGGCAAGAGGCAGTTCTTCAAACGGATTGGATAATAATAGGAGCACAGACAGGCCGGAGCAAAGATAAAGTGGTACCAGCGTTGGGGTGGATAGAGAAAATTGTGGAAAGTGCAGATGCGGCATATGGTGTGCCAGTATTCATGAAAAACAGCCTTATTCCAATCATGGGAGAGCTGAATATGCGAAGAGGTTTTCCGAAACAACTTCAACATTCCGAGATAAGCCCTAAGATGAAAAAGAAACTGTTTGACGTGTGTGCGGAGTGCAAGGCACAGATGAAAAAAAGTAGCATGGTTACCCTGCTTGCCAGGTCAAAACGTGGGGAACAGCCAAAGCAGTTTGGATTTATGTGTAAGGACTGTTTCAAGAAATTCTGTACAAATGTGGGTTTGGATATTCCGGAATTAGAAGAAATGACAAGCAGCATTGTTTTCAAAAAGGAGGACAAATAGAAATGGCAGAAAATTGTAAAAAAGAAATTGTGGATTTGTTGATTAGCACAGGAAGGGAAAAAATGGATAAGCTGATTTTACATATGGATGAAAATGGTTTTTTCATATCACCATGTAGTGGCAGTTATCATCTTGCTTATGAAGGAGGACTTGCTGAGCATAGCCTGAACGTGTGCAGGGCAGCTTTTAAGCTGTTGGATACACTTGGACCAGATTTGCCAGAAGCCAGGCAGATACCGAAAGAATCTGTCATTATTACGTCTATTCTTCACGATTTAGGAAAGATGGGGCAGTTTGGCAAGCCAAATTATGTACCAAATATGCTTAAAGGTCGGGCGACAAAGGCAAATCCGAATCCAGAGCCGTATCAGTCGGAGAAGAAACCCTTTATAACTAATCCAGAACTGCTTAACGTAGATCATGAAATCAGGAGTATCCAGATAGCGTCACAATTTATCGAATTAAAAGAGGAGGAAAGTTTTGCAATTCTTAACCACAATGGGATGTACAGTAACCTGAGATATGCATACTCTGGGAAAGAGACGCCTCTAAACTTAATTATCCATTGGGCAGATATGTGGGCGGCTAGAGTAATTGAGGGTGAATTGTCAAGTGTTGGTGATAAGGATGCCTGATCCAAAACGGCAGATTATCGGGAGACGAAGCAAGGCCTCTGGGGATGCCTTTGAACGTTGGCTAACAAATGCCTGCGAATTTTATCTGAAAGAGGGATGGGCTCACATTGAGAAGACACCAGAACCATTCCACATCACAGGCAAAGACACAAATGGAGTGGTCCGGGGATATTACGAGAAAAAAGGACAGCCAGATTACAAAGGAATCCTCTGTGACGGAACTGGGATTATGTTTGAGGCAAAACATACAGATTCCGACAGAATAAACCAGAGCGTAGTCACAGATAAGCAGTGGGAGAGCCTTGATATTTATGAGCGGTTTGGAGCGCATTGTTATGTAATGGTGTCTATGGGATTGATGAAATTTTATAGAGTTCCCTGGGATGTCTGGAAAAAGATGAAAGAGCTGTACGGTCATAAATTTATGACGGAACAGGAGTTGGAACCTTATAAATTGCAGGAAAAACAATGCACGATACTCATTTTGGAAGGAGTGGAATTGAAAGATGAAAGTACAGAAAACAGAGCTTGCGACAAAGCTTAACAAAATTAAAGGTGTGGTTCCCAAGAAAACCACAATGCCAGTCTTACAGGGCATTTTAGTCAAAGAAGGATATTTAATCGCCAACAATATGGAAATGACCATTAAGGCGAAGTTAGAGGGCATAGAGGATGAATGTTTTATCATTCCAGAGAGAGCCTTTGACCTTATCAGCAATCTTCCGGATGGGGAAGTAGAGATTTCTGTTACGGCTCAAAATACCATAATAATTAAGGTAGATAAAATTAAGAATAAGTATCAGACAATGGAGCCGGAACAGTTTCCAGACACAGCAACGCAAAAGGCTGAAAACCAGTTGACAATTAAAGCAAATATGCTTTTGGAATCCATGAAACGTGTATCCTATGCGGTGCCAGCTCAGGGAAATAATGCAGTGATGTCTTCCATGTGTTTGCATGCGGGAGATGGTCAACTGAATTTTGTGGGATTGGACGGTCATGTTCTGGCATGGGATAAGGTGGACTATGACGGAGATTTTGAACTGCTGATACCAAAGAATACAGTAGATAAGCTGAAATCGCTTGGATTGACCGGGGATGTTCAGATAACGCACAGCCAGACAGGGGCGGTATTTATCACAGAAGATTTTGAGGTTTATACCCGGTTGGTTGAAGGAGAGTATTTTAAGTATCAGGCTATGTTCAAAGAGTTGCCCATACATACTGTCGTGTCGAGGGGAGAACTGCTGGATGCCATGACAAGGGCAAAAATGTGTACTGAGGAAAGGTGTCCGGTTAGATTTGAAATACAGGAGGATCAGTTAAATTTGAGCATTAAGGATAAGACTACCGATTACCATGAAACGGTTGACTTGCAGGAAAAACTTTTAAAGCCTCTTACAATCGGATTTGACGCAAGACTGGTACTGGAAACATTAAAGGCGTTTGACTGTGACAATGTGGGTATCTCTTTGGAAGGTCCCAAAATGCCTATGATAGTTGAAGCTGAGGATAGTGATTTTAAGGCAATCGTTCTTCCTGTAGCAATAAATTAAGCACCATGTAAAGGAAGGGGCAGGTAGTGGGCGGGAAACATTCAGGATACGAGGTTGTAAAAAAGTTGATGGGCGGGCGGTTTTATTAAGACAGGTGAGGGTGGTGGTATCACTGCCCAGAAAGGACGGAGGCTATGGGAAGAGACAGGGAGCTGTATGATGGAAGCTGTGGATTCTGTGGGCAGGTTGTCCAGTATGGCATGGAAACATTAAGCGAGGCAAATATGGACCAAGGGCTGGCAGCAAAATTAGTATGTGACTGCACGGAAGCAGGGATATTCCAGATGCGCCATAAAAACATACAGAGGGGCATACAAAAGGTGGAAGGCATAGCGGGCAAGGATTCTGGAAAGCCCATGAAGGAGGAAGTAGTCTCCTACCTGCGGCATGCTGTGAAGGATATTG